TGCATCTATAAAAGATACCAATGAGCGATTTGGAGTAAAAATAATTAGGAAGCGCTAGAGCTTTTTCCATTGAATTGTTTTACCCTTTTTCTTTATTTCTATAGCTTTTTTAATTTGTTCTTTGCTGTAATTTGATGCTATTTCTGGTGTCTTTTCACTTACCTTCTTTTTTGGTCGGCAGACGCTTGGAAGTCCTTTTTCTTTCTGCTTTTTTCCCTTGTTTCCACAAGGTAATTCTTTTTTATCTGTTAATAGTGCAGTGAGGTTTATCCATTGTTCTTGATTCCATCTGAGCAGATCACCTTTATTTTTCTTATTAACTGGTTTACTTAATCCTAATTGTGATAATTTCATTGATTTATAAGCACTAGGCTTTTCATTTAACACTTTCTTATTAGACATTTTAATATTAATATATAATAATATAATAAAATGAATTTCAAGCTTATTTAGAGCAGTCCTTCACCGTGTTGCTTGTGAAGATGCTTTAAATCGGCTTCTTGTTTCTTTGTAAGTTTCTTTTGATGACTTTTTATTTCCAGTTTATGCATTTTTTTCTTCATTTTCACCTTATCTTTATCACTTAGAGCACCTCCAACAGTAGCACCTCCTGTACAGCAAGAACAACCCATAGCACCACAAATAGGACATCCCATAGCTCCACCAACAAACATACCTCCTTTAGATTTTTCACCCCGTTTCTTAAGACCAGCACCACCCATAGCAGCCTTAGTAGCACCTTCAGTAATAGCACCTAGAGCACTCGTAGCAAATTTTTCAAGCCCGCTAGGCTCATCAGCTCGGCGTTGATTATCAACTTGAACGGCATTCAACAATCTATTAGATTCATCCTTAGCATCCCAATATCGATGATTATATTCAAGCGTTTGTTCATCACCTCCAGCTTTTTGAACTTGAGCTAGAGTAGCTTTACCAAGTTGATTAGTTTGTCCAACCATACCCTTTATAAAATAATCTTGTAATTGCTCACTAATCCCCCGTGAAGGATCAATAAATTCCCAATTCCACGGAATAGCACCGCCCGCAGATTTCATAGCCTTGGACTTATTAACTTTTTTCATCTTACCACCAATAGGCATTTTCAGTATTCCCTTATCACCACCTAGAAGACTTTCAAGCATTCCACCAACAATCATACCACCAACAATACCTTTTCCTTTTGATGCTTTCTTTTGTTTCATTTTTCCACCAACAACAGCAGAACCTCCTTTAGTTTTAGAATGTCCAGAAGCGCGCCACATAGTACCAATTTTCTTCATTTTTTCTGTAGCAGCCATAGAGGCCGGAAGCTTATGAAAGTTTTCTTTTACGAACTCACGATAATTCATTTTAATAGAAAGTTTATAGTAATTATTATTATTATATAGAAATATAAAAAATTAGAAAATTAATAATAAATTTATAATGAATCATTTAATACACACGGGAATGGCGACCGCCCATTTTACCACCAGCAACACTACCACCAGAAACACCAAGACCTAGAGCACTTAGCCCTTTTTGCGCTATCTCAACACCCTTAGCAATGTGTTCGGGGTTAATCTTCTTTAGATGTTGAATTCCACTTTTAAAGAGGTTTCCAACCTTACTGAACACAGAACCACCAACACCTTTACCTTCTAAATCAGTATGATCAACCTTTTGATCAAGATTAGAAGTGAGAGAAAGCACCGTAGAAGCACTCGGACCAGTTAGGATATACTGACATTCACTAGCATTCATAAAAGCTTTTCCGGGCTGTTCTACAAGAATATAGAAATCATAAGCAAGAGCACCTGTAACAGCTGCATAGGCTAGAGGAGAAGCAGAGAATGAAACTTGAATCTGGAGCGTAGAATATTTGTTAGATTGTCCTGCTGTTTCATCACTTTCTAATCCTAGATCACGAGCAACATCCACAATAAGCAATGACCCACTTTGATATTTCCACGTGTTGAAATCGTCCTGAAGTCCGTTCTTAACACTCATATTGAATAAATCAGCCTCGGTATAGGTTGAAAGCAGATTAACACGATTATTAAATGAAATCTGAACACCAGTAATACGTAAGAAAGTATCAGGGGTGGTTTGAGCAAGAGCTGCAGTATTAAGTGCGCTCTTAGAAGGTCTAGCAAAAATCATAAGCTTAGAAGGAATCGAGGCAAGACGCAGAGACTGGAGAACAGCATTTGTAACTGCAGCTGTAGTATTTACCCAATTACCGCCCGGGGTGATATAAGTTTGTATAAGGGAATAATCATAAACGACTGTCTGCGGTAAATGTGCGGCCAAGATAGGGTCTTGTGTGATATATTCAACAAGCAGAGTCGGGATTTGAGCAGTTCCAGAAGCGCTGAAAGTTCCAGCCTGTCCAACTGCTGGAAGATTTGAAAGAGCATTAGTACAAGTTACAAAAACTTGATTTCCGGCTCCGTAGGGTACTGCAGAAATCATACGATTGACATCCTGAAAGCGGATATTCAGGATAAGATTGTTAAGATTACAAAGACCAGCAGAAGTATCCATTAGAGAACCCCAGACCATAGGAGAGATAAGAAGTTCTTCAGTAATATCAAGTTGGTAGACATAGCAGACATTTCCAGTAACTGTTCCAGTAGCTGTTCCATTAGCAAGTGCGCGCCATACGAAGGAAGCACGAGTAGGAATAATAGCATTAGCCCCATACGATGAAAAGGGGCTACGATTATTAAAGGGTTCACCAGAACCATTAGCATTTCCAGCATTAGGACTAGCATATTCAGAACTATCATCCTTCTGGATAGGCATTTCAGCAGACCAGCGGGCAGCATCTTCAAGAGTCATAATATGAGGATAAATACAAGCATAATCATTAATACCAACACTAGTCGCAGAACCGTTTAAGCGGAGTTCAATTTGAGAGGCAGATGCTGCTACTGGAAAAGCACGAGGAACACAACCATAGAATTGGTTAGTTCCTTGAGGAGCAGGAGCTCCCGCAGCATTCACAGCATTGAAAAGAATAGGTTGAGAAGTAGCTACTTGATTGACATTAGCCACTAGGATAGAATATTTAACGCGTAAAGTTCTTTTTGTTACGGTCGAAAGTGATGGTGGTACGATATTATTCCAAATCCAATTTTGATCGCTGAAACTATCAGCGGAATAGGTATAAACAGATTTATTTACGCCGGATTTATAGACAACTTCAGAGGCAGAATAGCTTTCTTCAACATCCACAACGGGATCAATGCAGAGAATATTTTTAAGGTCAGTATTCATTTTAGAAATAATTAAGTTTAATTAATATATTTTAATTTATAATAACATTTTTATTTCTGGAAAATTGGAAATAAATAAATAAAAATTAGAAATAAGAAATAAAAAAGAATATTTAAAAATCACCCAGACCTTTCTTGAATTCAAGTTTAACACTGAAATATTCACCATTCGCTACATATAGAGGATGAATAACACCATCTTTAGTTTCGTAAAATATAGAAATATCAATTTTAGTGAATGGTTGTTGTGCGTAGAGGTTATACCATCTTAAAATACCATTAGGAACATAGATAATAGGTGTTGTATTTGTTTGAACTGAAGTATCAGGTATAATATCAGTAATCATATTAATAGATTTATTTGATACAGTGTTATTGTTAGTAAATACCGTTCCTTCACCATCACCAGATACAGGAATACTTTGAGTTCCAATAATAATGCGTGTTAAGTCATTGAATTGATAGATTGTTGAGTCTTCTTGTTGAATGTAGAGGAATTGAGGAAGTGTTCCAGCACCATTACCCTCAATAGCATTAACCCCGTTATTTTGAACTAGTAGTTCACGATATTGTATTCCTACGCTTTCAATACTTATTGAAGGAAAAAAGAATTGATTCCATAGAGCTTCATTCATAAATATTTGAAACTTTTGATTTCCATTAGCATCTAGTGTAGAATAAACACCATCGACAATAACTGAAAAAAACTTAGTAGCTCCATTGAAGACAACTCTAGGAGCATCTGTAGGAAGATATGTAGCGCCTAAATTTGCTTTGATTTTGATAAATGCTTCTGTAAAGGCTGCGTTAATCTGATTTAGAAAGGCTTGATATGTGAATATATCAGCTGGACCTGAATCAACAGCACCAGTATATGGTGCTGAATTGACGATTAGAACAGAACCAGAAGGCGGAACGAATGTATAAGAGACTACACCTATATTATAATTATAAGCCGTATAGACATCATCTTTAACCATTAATAGATTTCCTAAAGTGTCAAACCCTAGAAAATAATCAGCGAAAACATTAGTCCATAAATGAAATTGTTGCGTAGTATTAGTAACTCTAAGATTTCCATCACTATCTGTTTGGAAATAATATGTTCCGTTTGATATTACAACATTTTCAGTATATCCAAATTGTTGCCCCGCAAATGGAGTGAGTGTTCCCAAATTCCATCCAATAGAAATAGTGCTTGTCGAGGGTTGTCCAACAGCACAGAAAGCAAAAAGAACTCCATCTATTATTCCCATAGCCTCAATATGTGTATTGAAATAATTAGAATTCCCATTAGTATTATATAATCCACCATCAGCCCAAATATTCGCAGATGATCGAACGAATGATTGGACTAGAGGAACTACATTACCACCACCATCAATAGTTGTATAGGCTACAAAAAGATTTCCGCTAGTGTCAGCACATATACACGACACATGATTATTAGGTAGCGAGAAAGCAGGAATTATTAGATTAGCTACAGGGACACTCCCCAATCCAATATAACAATTTATAGAGGTAAAATTATTTCCTAAGGCATATAGTGTGGGTGTTGCCGGAACATAATTATCAAAGCAAGGTTGAACATAATAACCCCCACTATCTCCGTCAATTGTTGAAGATGGTAAAGTTATATTACCAATTATCTCAAATGGATTTAAATCACTTTCAATTGTTTGTAGAATTAACTGAGATGTGAGACTAGATGTATTATAAAAATTACCAATGGATGGATTTATTTGATGAACATAAGCCAGATCTATTTCTCCTTGTGATCCGCTATAATAGCCTAAACCAACCTGCCACTGTTCGAAGGGAATGTTATTACCAGTGAGAGGAATTAATGATGTAGGAAATCGCGCTCGATTAATTGAGATTTTCCACTCATCAGGATTATTAAAGAATGGTTTTAAAAGTGTTGTTTCATATTTAGCCTGTTGAGTTTCGCCGGATTGATTGAAATATGCGGCGTTAAAATACTCTCGCTGAGTATCTGCATTACTTTCAAATTTTCTACTCATTATGAATATACTATATAGAATATACAATATTATTATTATTACTATATATTAATATAAAAAATAAAAAAATCCATTTCAAAAATATTTAAAATAATTTACCAGTTCTTAGAACATTTTGAACTAAACCTTTTCTATATTCTTGATTTTCAATGTCTTTCATTATCTCATGAGAATTTATTTTTGTTTTCATTCTGTTAAGTCTTACTCTTTTAATATGTTTATGTAATCCACTTGCTACAGCATCACGAGGAAATGATGATAAAGGCTTAAATCCTTCACCTTCTTTCTTCGGTTTCTTTTCTTTCTTTTCTTTCTTCGGTTTCTTCTCTTTCTTCGGTTTTTCTTCAAAAAAAGCTGAAATACTCTTTTCACCTTGTGCCGGTGCTGCTGCTGCTGGATATAATATATCATAGATTGCGGTGAGCTTTTCTGCTTGTGATAATGTTGTATCAGCTTTAATTCTATCGATTTCTCGTTCTTGTTCAGGAGTTTTAACAGGTTCCGCTGCCGCTGCTGCTGCTGGTGCAGCTGCTATATTCAATTCAGCATTTACAGCTCCTACAACCTCTTCAGCGTCAGCTTGAGCTTCCTCAGGTTTTAAATCATCATTAACTTCAAATTCTTCTTTTAATGCCTGAACCGCAGGAGCATCTGCGGGATGAATGAATTGTGGTACTATTTCCTGAACAGCACTATCAACAGCAGCATCTTGTGTAGCTTGAGCTTCTGCTTGTTCAACTAGCCCCTGTTGCCGTGTCTGTTCATCTGCAGCATTTTGAATAGCAGATTGATTACGGAAGAATAGTTCCTCTTGGTACTTGTCTTTTAATTGTTGAATTAAATATTCAATTATTGGCTCATCAATTGCAGATTGATTTTGTATTCCTCTATCAATTAGTTTAGGTAGTTCAACAGATACATATTGTCTTTCATCCTTATCTGAAAATAAAGTTCTTGTAAATACATCTTCTGCTAGTTGGTGGAATACATCAGCCGTAACTTCTTCCTCCGTGTCTGCTGGAAGCGCTGTCTGACTAGCTTCTTCTAGCTGTTTAGCTAGTTTTTCCTGTTGTTTTGGTGTTAATTCTTTTCCTTTGAGTTTCAGAGGAACAGTTGCCTTAAAAGCATCAAATAATAATTTCTGTTCATCTGCAGGCTTATCAAGAAATGCAAGAATAGCCTGCTTTCTTCCTGTTACATCTCGCGGTGTTGCTTTCTGTAGTTCTTTTAAAAAAGCGGCTCTCTCATTTGACGATAAACTCTGATATTCAGCATTAGCTTGTAAGAGTTGCGTTGGTGTTAATTGGGCTTTAATTAGTGCTTTAATCTCAGTTAATAATGACGTTGAAATAGTAGATGCCGGCGCTACTACAGATTCCCTCTGTTCAGCATTAAGCTCTTGCAGTTTTGCCAGATATTTTAAAGGTTCATTCTTAAGCCTATCCAGTTCCTTCTCATTATCAATAGCTTTTTGTTGCTTGAATAAATAATCAGCTATATCTTGATTAGCCTTATTAATAGTATCCTGACTAGCTCCTTCTTGCGTCAATCTGACGACCTTGCTTTTTAAGTCTTCAAGTTTCTTATCAAATAGCTTAATCTGTTGTTTGAATGCTGATTTACCGGCCTTAATAACTGCTGCTGATATTTTCTGTCGCATTGGTGAGCTTTCATTATAAACTTTGAGTTTCTCTAAAGTCCCTTCTGCTTTCTGTCTCTCTATTTCCTTCTGTATTTTTCCACGTTGTTTAAGCTTATCTATAGTTGATAAACCATAAGAACCACGTTGATTCGCTAGTAATAATTGAGGTAAATATTTATCCATTTATATTATGTATTAATTGATATATTAATTATTATTATATAGAAAGATTAAAATAATTAAGAAATAATATTATCTAAAATGATGATTTGGATTTTTAGCATTAAATCCTTTTCCATTTGCTAGAACATTTAATCTAGCCGCTAGTGTAGTGATTCCATCAAACATTTTAGAAGTATTATGTCCTAAATCACGTGTTAGTCCTTGTGTTTCTTGTTGAATAAACTTATATGCGTGTGGATTATCTTTTAGTAATGGTGGATTTGCTGAACATAAACCAAGAATGAAGTTTTGACAGTTATTATTTAATGCTGAATATGTAAAGTATTTATCGCCCATTGCTTGTTGTCCATTATCTAGAAATTGTTTGAAAGTATAGTTAAAATTTGCAGTTAGTAATAGTTCCATCTTCTGAGCATCTGGTTTAATATTTGGATATTCATGTATATTGATTACTTCATTTTTTTCTACTAATATTGGATGATTACCCTCTACTGTAATTACCATATATAAATGATATAAATCATCAATACTATGAGTATTCTTAACCTTATTGAATTGACCTAATGAAATCACATTAACTAATGAATTAATAGTAGAAGATAAAGCTTCTCTATATATACATATACCTATAATCTTTGTATCACCGTATTTTTGAATTAATGAACGTTCGCCTGGTGGATAATCATCACGACCCATTAATGTCCCTTGAATTCTACCTGAAATATTACTAGCTATAGACGAAGCCTTAGATGCTATAGTCTTATAAGCTTTCTTAAGATAATCTGCTAGTCCAGCGCCTTCTTCATCATTAATTCCGGCTCCTTTTATTTCATCAGCGGGATTTGCTCGCATATACAGCGCGCGGCGTTGTGCTTCAGCTCTAGCTTTTGGAAGTGGTTTTTTCGAGTGTTTTTTTCCAGTTTCCGTAGATACTACAAAAAAGCGTTGTCCAGATTTCTCTAATTTGTAAGGCATAGTATATATGTTTTATAAATATTAAATACTAAAATATATTCTTTATAATATACAAATATAATAAATTAATCAAGTGATAAAATGCTTAGTTTTAAGAATGGTGTTAGACTAGCTGAAATTGAATATACAAACAAGAAAAAGAAGTCTAAAGAAATATTTGTTAAGGAAGATGACGGAGAAAAGAACGAAATGATCACTACTAAAAAGGATGAACTCCTACCTAAATCATTTTATACTGGTATTAAACACATAAATTCAAACGGGCTTATGGTTCTTCGTAGGGCTATTCGTGATGGAAACATTGCTTTAGTAGGTAAAAACCAGAATTTACAATTGCATTATACAATGGCTATGGATTTAATTAAGGATTTAGAGAAGAAATATTTTAGTATTCCACGTGAAGAAGGGAAAATATCACCGGTTCCTATGATTGAATCTTCGAGAATTGCTGTTTTCGGACCTTCTGGTGTTGGTAAATCTACCTGGATTTCAGCGTTCTTTAAGAAATACTTACAATATTATCCTAAGAATGATATATATATATTTTCACCTAAACTAGATGACCCTGCCTATTCTAAGATAAAGAACCTTCATTATGTGAAGATTAATGATGATATATTAGAGTTTCCGTTAGATGTCAGTGAGTTTAAAAACAGTATATGCTGTTTTGATGATATTGAAAGTATCACAGATAGACGACATAATGAAGCTATACGGATATTTAGAAATCAATGTTATGAAATAGGGCGGGCACCATCTAATATTACGTCAATTGCAGTTCATCACGTTATACTTGCTAATGAGAAAACTAAGATTATATTAAATGAAAGTGATGAGGTTGTATTATTTCCTAAATCTAATTTCTCACAGATTAAAAGCCTCGTAACTCGGTATTATGGTTTCGGGCGTGATGATGTGAATTATATTAAAGATGTGCCTAGTCGTTGGGTTGTTGTTAAAAGATCATATCCTACAACTATAATAAGTGAAAATGCAGTAAAAGTATTAAGTTAATCAACAGTATCTTGTTTTACTTTATCTAAAAGAACATTAACAATATCTTCCCTTTCTTTATCATCTAATGATTTATAATATCTTGAAAAAGCAACCATTTTAGAAATACCAACAGCCTCATCATCCAGAATAGCCATTCTCGAAGATTCCAAGAGTCTTTTTAACTACTTCTTCCTCTACTTTATTATCCCGCAATGTAATAAAAGTCAGTATAGTAACTATAAAATCAGGGTCTTGTGATTGTTTCAACATCAATTTAGAATATTCATTTATCTTCAAATATCTGAAGCGACAGCGTATTGCGGAGTGTTTTCCACAACTATTTATATTATCTTCGAGTTTTTGAAATCTATAAGGATTATGAATAACATTATAACCTTCTTCTTGTGCTTTAGTCATTAATATTCCTACTAGATTATACTTAGTTATTGGGTCTTGTGAGTAGGATAATTCAGCGTTCCAAGAGAAGCCGTATGGATCAAACCATTCTATCTGATTAATATCTGGATGATATAGAATAGCACACCAATGTCCGTTTGTTGCTGATTTTACAGGGAATAGAACAATACACGCATTATTAGCACCTATTAATTCTCTAATATGATTATACTTAACTAAATCTTCATATAAATGAATAGGGCATTTTCCATTAGTGGTTATTTCAACGTCTTGTCCCGTTAAGTCTTGTGAATAAATACTTTTTATTAGTTTATCCATTTTTCAAAATTATTTTATATGTATATTATAATATATTTATATAATAAATCAAGATGAGTTTATCTATTGTCAATTCAACAGTCATTCCGCTTCTAGCAGATGCTGTATTTAATCCTCCTACATATGATAATATTTTAGATTTCATTGAAATAAATTTGTCTATTTACTGTGATACAGGTTATACATTAACATATATATATTCACAGGATAAAGTAAATGTTGATTATTCAGTTTCTCAAGTTGTTCCTCAATCTTCAACAACACAGTTCTTCAGAGCACCTACTAGGGATAGATATTTTAAACTTAATATTACAGCTGGTGGAACTAATATGACAGCTTTAAATGTTCAAACTATTTACAAGACGGCAGCCTCTAATCCTTCTAATGAAAATGGGAATTTATGGAATGCTGCTTTTGTTTCTGCTGGTGGTGTTAGTGCTATTATTTCATCACCTACGGCTAAATCATTTTCTATATTCGGTAATAGTGATACAGGAACTTTAAATCTCATTATTCAATTTAGTATTGACGGTACAACTTTTTACAATACACAATATCAATATAATCAAACTAATGCGGGGAACTTTGGATTTAGTGTTCAAGCGCCTTTTAGATATATACGATTATTAAGTATTAATGCTGTAAATTCCTTGACTGCAAATATTGTTTATTGTTAATTCTTGTTTTTTTAAATATTTTTATATATTAAAATATTACTATATTTAATACAATACTAATTATTAAGAATGAGTTTATTCATAGGTGATTATCTAGCATCAAATAATGAAGGTTTGATTTATGGAAGTATAAATGTATTAGGATTAACTGGTGGCGGTACTGGATATACTGGATATACTGGATATACTGGATATACTGGATATACTGGATACACGGGGGAAACCGGCTCAACTGGTTATACTGGATACACTGGATATACTGGTTATACTGGATATACTGGTTACACTGGGTCAACTGGTTCAACTGGGTCAACTGGATACACTGGAGAAACTGGGTCAACTGGTTCAACTGGGTCAACTGGGTACACTGGAGAAACTGGGTCAACTGGGTCAACTGGGTCAACTGGGTCAACTGGGTCAACTGGATATACTGGATATACTGGATATACTGGTTATACTGGATATACAGGAGAAACGGGGCCTACTGGTTATACTGGATATACTGGATACACTGGATACACTGGTGCAACAGGCGCCCCTAGTTCTTATGAAATCGGCACAGGTCTATCAGTAACAGGAACAACACTATATACCGTAGGAAATCCAGAAATACAATTAGTTTCTAATTCTTTATTCGCAAACGAGAACCTTGTTTCAATTCAAAGCCAAATTGATGATGTTTCACAAGCTGATGTCATTTATATTTCAGCCGGTTCTTATAGTGAGAACCTCTCAATAGCGAGTAAATATAATATCGCAATTCAAGCTCCACAAGTGGGAAATACTATATGTCAAGTATCAGGCTTAAGTGTTTCAGGAACTAGTGAACTTATTAGAATAGCTAATCTACAAATATTTGGAGCAGAGTCGAATCTAGCTGGCACTGGTAGGAACTATTATTCTAGATGTACATTCCAAGGCTCGGCATCTGTTCAACACGTTATAAATATTGGTGCGGGTGTTAGTAAATATCAAACTTTCGCGGATTGTGAGTTTGACCAGTATTGCACTATTAACATTTCGGCATTTCTCATGAATGTTATTTATTTCATAAACTGCAACTTTGGCGGGGCAACACTAAACTTTAATCAATCTCCAGACGCCCCCGTAATCATTAATAATTGCGCTGGGCTTTTATCATATCCAACAAACGCTACTTTAATCGGTATGAATGTTTTAGTTGCTGGCGAATCGAGAATTACAGCCACAAATTTAGATAGTAAATATTTACTTATTAATGGCGTTTCAACTTATTTTTCAATAAATCAAAATTTGACTACTGACGGCGAAAACGGAATAAAGCTCACCCCCACTGGTGGATATAATAGTTATTGGAATGTGTTTTTTGATAATGGTGTTCAAACCGCAAAATCGGGAGATACAACAACTGCTATACCTTTATATGAAAGATTAAACCAATTTAATATAATTCCAAATCTAAGAATGCTATTCAAATGTCTATTTAACTTCACAATAACAAACGGAAGCCCAGATATTACATTTTCATTAATCACAATAGTTGGCGCAACAGAAACAAATGTTCAATCATTTACCCAGTCATTTTCTAGAAACGGACATCACAGTTATCCTATAAACTTTAATTGGATAATGAACGGTAATTATGATTTATCATTTAGAATTGAAGCATTAGTATCTGCGGGAGATATAGAAACAGACGTAACAGATTATTATTCTGTTATTGTAGATGAGGTACAGGCTACAGAATAAATATCTAAATATATTCTAAATGGATGAGGAAGAAAGAATACTAGAATTAACATTATTAATGATTCGTAGGCGTTGTATAGATATTGAACAAAATAAATATGATGAGAGTTTATCTGGTTATATGAGGCTTTTTGAGCTAGTGAATTATATCGAAAATAATATATTGAGATTAATAAAGATTGAAGAACAAAAAGAAAAATTAAATAAAGAATAAAATGATTGATTCAGTAGCTATTGTTGCAATAATTACGGGATGCAGCGCATTAATTGTGGCTATATTAACTCATATAAAGCATTCAACCTGTAGGAATGGATCCTTTGAAGTCACCACAACAGAATCACACACACCAGTATTAAAAACACCAGAACAAACATTTAATGATATAATTGAATGCGTAAGCAGACCACCTAGTCCTGCTATAATGAAACCTAGCGAACCTATTCAGATTCCTAAACCAGAAACACCATTATTACTAAGAAAGAATTATTTATAATCTAAATAAATAATAAATGGCTAAATATATAATTATAGAATTTCAAAAAGGTTGGTACTATATCAAAGATGTTGATAATAATAAGGTTGTATCTGGAATATTGAATAAAGTAGATACTAAAAAGAAACTACAGCAATTAGAATTAAATGATATGATGGATGATATAATAAAAACTAATGGAAGTTTAGGTTTGAATTAAAAAATGTTTTTATACTATAAATATTAAAATGTCTACAGGTAAAATTTATAAGATTACTTCACCTAACACTAATAAAATATATATAGGATCTACAACTCATACAATAGAACAACGTTTATATCAACATCAAAACAATTACAAGCAACATTTACAAGAAAAAACAAATTATACATCATCATTTGAAATTATAGATGCTAAAAATGCTACTATAGAATTGATAGAAGAAGTTCTAGATAATAATATATTAAAATCTAGGGAACGTTTCCACATCGAAAATAATAAACACTTAGTAGTTAATAAAAATATACCTAATAGGACTAAAAAAGAGTATGAAGAAGAAGAATATAAAGAAAGAAGAAATCAACTAAATTATAAATGGCGAAATTCACACAAAGATTATAATAGTAATTACTATCAAGCGCATAAAGAATATATTAAAACAATTAGGTCATTCTACAAAATAAAAATCTAATAAATAATTAAATATAAGAATTTATTAATAAATTAGTATATCCTAGTAATTGTAAAACTTTAAAACCACGCTCAAAATGAATCTAGAACTCACTGAAGAACAAAAGAACGCAGTTTATAAACAAATCAATCGAGAAAAAAGGAGACAATATAAACTAGCTAATCCAGAAAAAGTAAAAGAAAGTCAAGCTAAATGGATTGCTAAACAATCTAAAGAAGAATTTTTAGAATATCATAGAAATCAATATAAGCTTAGAAAAGAAAGAAAAGCAGCGGCTGCTGGTCTAACTGTTCAAGAAATGGACGGAATTTGAAAGATTTTATAATAGTGTTTATTATTTTCGATAGGTGTTAATTTTTGTTTTCTACTTTTCATTTGTTTTAATTAAAAAATCAATCAAATCTATAATTCAGAATTAAAATTTAAATTCGTTCATACTACAAAATAAAAATCTTTTTAAGATATAAGAACAATTATAATTAAATATATAAACTAAGTTTAAGAGAATGTCCGAAATTCAGCAGATTCAAAAAATCCTAACTGATAATGGTTTTGATAAAACAACTAAAATTTATATTGATAATGGTGTTGAAGCAGAAGGGAGACAAACTACGGCGGAACCACTACCAATTCCCGTATTCCAAAAACTAGCTGTAAAACCTAAATTGAAATTAAATATTTATCAAGTTCATTCAATCCTATTTAACCCTCTTAATAATGAAGCTATTAAAGCTTTATCCGCTGATTATAAAAATGATGTATTAGTTTATGCGAAAAAGAAGTTTCCTAATGATATTGAAATTCAGGCTCAAAGACCATTTCTTAATCTAACCCCACGTCGTCGTGCTATTCCTGAACCTGTATTAATAAATCCTCTTACAGGTAGAAAGCTTAAATATACTGAAAAGAATGTTGATAAAGTAGCTAGTATTATTCGTGAAATTAACAGAACACGCATTGAGAAGCCTAAGGAAAAGCGATATAAAATTGAGAATGTAATTAAGGCTCTTTATGATGTCGCGAATGGTATTCCTATGGTTCTTTGGATCGATGGTAAAACAGGTATTACACTAACTAATAAGAACTATAATAAAGTATTAAATATACTTTACCAAATAACACATAAAGAACATATAACAGGGTTTCGTGGTAGTGATTATGAATTTATAATGGAAGCTATGCGAGTTGGTTTTGTTAATATTGAAACTCTAATGAAATCAAAGGAAGATAAGAAAATGAGACAAAAACCCGCTGGCGCATTCTTTAAATGGTTCAACAAGACAAAACTTGATCTCTCACGCTATGGAGTGTTTAATGATTTTAATAATGAGAATTACAATGAATATTGCTTAATTCTAGCTTTGAAGAATTTAGGGCTTGAAGATTCTAAATTAAATCATCTGCGCTCGTTCGTCCGTAATCGTGAAATTCCACAATGTAAGCTAAATGAAATCTGCGATAAATTAGATATTCAAATTCATCTAAAAGCCCCTAATGCGAAACGCGCTATTCTAAAATATGGTTCTAAAGGTAATATTTATAATATAGGATTAATTGAAGAACATTACTTTTTAATTGATGATATTAAAGTTTCAAGGTATTCAATTAATAATTATGAGGAAGTTAAAGATCTTAAAGAATGGTCTATTATTGAAAAGAAATATAATAATGGTGTTTATCAACGTAATAAAAACCTTAAAACATCATCTTTCAATGTAATTCAATTAATGTTAGAAAATGAAGCTCAAACACTTGAGAAGATAAAGTTTGATTATGAAATTATGAGTACTCAATATAGTGATAAATTTGATGTTATTGAAAATTTAGAATACAATCCTAAAATATGTACTAAGCCTACAGAGTATAAAGAACAAGAACAAAAATATGAATACAAGAAATATTTCTTTGATTTTGAAACTAACACAACAGGGGAAATTCATGTGCCTTATCTTTGTTGCATAACTTGGTTTGAAGATACAACTATTCACAAGCGAGCCTTTATGGGTGCTGATTGTGCTTTACAAATGCTTAATTTTCTAAGTGTGAATAGCCTTTTAATAGCTCATAATGCAGGTGGATATGATTTTAATTTTCTTGTAAAACATTTATATAGAATTAGTGAATGTTGCAATGGAGGCTCTACAATGTCGGCTGATGGTATGTTTTATAACAGAGCTACTAAATCAAATATTCAAATCAAAATTAAAGATAGTTTAAAAATGATTAATATGCAGTTAAAAGATTTTGGAGAGACTTTTAAATTAGATGTAATGAAGGAAATTATGCCTTATTCTATCTATACAACTGAAAATATTAATAAAGTATATGTTGAAATTGATATAGCATTAAAAGCTATTCAAAATTATTGTAATAATGATGATGAACGAAATTATGAAGAAGATAAAAATCAATTCTTAAACAACATTAAATTATGGGGGCTTCAACGTGGTAATAAATATGACATTATCGGATATTCTAAGGAGTATTGTTTTTTAGATTGTATTGTTCTAATGAAAGGATATGAGATTTTTAAGGAATGGATGTTTAAAGCTACTGATCTAAATATTGATAATATTATTTCTCTTGCGTCTCTAGCTGATAAATATCTAATTAAAGAGGGTTGTTTCGAAAATGTCTTTCAACTTTCAGGAGTTCCGCGCGCTTTCATTCAGAAATCAGTTATTGGAGGACGTACTATGACTGCTGAAAATGTTAAACATTTTATTAATGATATTCTAAATGATTTTGACGCTGTGAATCTTTACTCTTCCGGAATGGCTAGAATGGGTTTTCTTCAAGGAGTTCCTAAAATATTAAATACTATAGATTACAATATTATTAAAGGATATGATGGTTTTTTTATTGAAATTGAAATTACTAAAATTGGTATAAATAGAAAGTTCCCTCTTCAATCT